GCAACTGGCGCAACGGGTGCAACTGGCGCAACAGGACCAACTGGCGCAACGGGTGCAACTGGCGCAACAGGACCAACTGGTGCAACCGGCGCAACGGGACCAACAGGTGCAACTGGCGCAACGGGACCAACAGGTGCAACCGGCACAACAGGACCAACCGGCGCAACAGGACCAACTGGTGCAACCGGCGATGCAACTGGCGCAATTAGAATGATATCTTCAAGTTATTCGGTTGTATCTTTTACTTTTGATACACCAGCCCTACATAAATCAATGTTATCTATGTCCGTTCCTATAGTTGCAGCAAATATATATAGAGTGAGTGCTAGCATAAATATGCAAGCTTCTGGAGCTTCTGTTTTAACTAATGGTGTGATGTCAGTAAGTACTAATATAAATCCCCCCGCTACCGCCACAAATCCATTTGCATTAACATATCGTTCATCATTTACTCCCGTCGGACCAAATACAATGTATGCTCAAAACGGGTTTGTTATTTTAACTGGAACGCAATTGGGTGGAACTGGCACACGACTTATATATTTAAATTTATTATTTAATGCAAACTGTGGAATAAATGGAACTCCCGATAATGTCGCTGCTTATACACCATCATTTACACTTGAATTGGTTGGATAAATAATAACAGAATAACAATATCTAATATAAAGAAATTAATAATATATATAAATTTTAATTTAGAAATATGAATACAATTATGTTATTAATTGTAATTATAAATCAATCTATAGATAAATAAATCAAGATGGATAATAAAATTGAAAATGAAAATCAATACAGAGAAGAAAAATCTGCCATAATGATAGATAAGTCGGTAATTGTAAAAGGCTTCAATCAGCATTTTGAAGAATTCATAAAAGATATTGAGAGCGTTTTTCCGGACGATCACGAAGTACAAACCACAAGAAATTTATTGTTCATTATAAAAAAAACAAATCCGAGGCTGATATTGGAAACTTGGAATTCATACATTAGCGTTCCATATCGGGTGCCAATTGAACAGTGCGACGTTACTTTTTTCATAAATAAAGACTATTCGGATTTGGATATAGTTATTACAGACAAGGTTACAAATTTCATAGAACGTTTGCGAGGTTATGTGAGAAATATGACGGAACATAATCAACAAAAATCGATGCAATATGTTAAGAATTTGTGTAATTTGACAAACCTTTATTATTCAGGCTAACCAATATTTTCCCAATTCTAATTCTAATTCTAATTTAATAAATTATAATTATTATTAAATTACAAAAACACCATTTAAATACTTGATTATAAATGAAATATTAAACAATTAAAAAATAAAAAATGAGTGGTGTAAATTCTGTTAAAATTCCGGACGAGTTTAAAAAGGTTATTTTTGATTTTCTGGCAGACATTTCAAATACTTTTCCAGAATATAAAAATACGTTGAGTTTGTTTTTGGGCGTGAATTCGGCTGCATCCGCATCGGATATGACAAACGCTGTCGCCATCTTATATGAATATTGTTCAAAAATATATCCCGAGAGATTCTTCGATATTTTATATAAAAATGATAAAATTTTCAATAAAGAAGATGCGACTAATGCAAATGTAAATACGCATTTTTTACCGAATATCGATTTCAGCATCTTGTGGAATACGGAAGGAATAAGCAATGCGACGCGCGACACAATTTGGAAATATCTTCAGTTGATTTTGATGACCATTATAACAAACATAGAAGACCGCAAGTCTTTCGGAGATGCTGCAAATTTATTCGAGGCAATTAATGAAACTGAATTGCGTGGTAAATTGGAAGAGACTGTTCAACAAATGTATAATATGTTTGAAAGCGGCGGTTCTAAGGATAATGATGGTGCAGATAAATCGAAATCAGATGATGATTCAAAACCGTTTAATTTTTTTGATTGGGCAAAAAGTGCAGATGGTTCTTTTGGTTCGGATAACCAACCTTCTGGCACTTCTTCAGGTTCTGGCGCTGGCGGCGCTAGCGCCGAGTCAATTCACGAGCACATTTCTAGTATATTGAATGGAAAAATTGGAAAACTTGCAAAAGAAATAGCAGAGGAGACTGCAAAAGATGTTGATTTTGACATGGATTTTGACGAATCAAAAGGCGATGATGTTAATTTTCAAAATGTATTTCAGAAAATGTTTAAAAATCCCGGAAAGCTTATGGGTCTAGTTAAAAATGTTGGTTCAAAACTGGATCAGAAATTTAAATCGGGAGAAATAAAGGAAAGCGAACTTATGCAGGAAGCAAGCGATTTGTTGAGTAAAATGAAAAACATGCCGGGGATGAGCAATTTAACAGACATGTTGAATAAGATGGGAATGGGTGGAATGGGCGGGGGCGGAATGGGCGGCGGGGGGAAAGTAAATGTGGGTGCAATGCAGAGACACTTGCAACAAAATCTGAAAATGTCTAAAATGAAGGAAAGAATGCAACAAAAATTATCTCAACAGAAAGAGGCGGCAGCGGCGGCAGCAGCGGCAGCGGCGGCGGCAGCGGCGGCGGCGGCAACAGCACCAAAACCTCAATCTACCGTATTTAGCACTGGAGAAACTGTAGAAAGGACACCAATTTCAATTGTTAATGCAATTAAAAAGAAAAATAAAAATAAATGTAGAAAATAGAATTATAAAAAAGCGGTATAATCCATTATTATAATATATATTTTTATATATAATAATAATAATAATAATAATAAATAAATAATGACAACGCCTGCATCAAATACGACGTTATTAAAAACTGCTTCAAATGTTTCATCATCAAATGCAGCAGCAGGAGCAGCAGGAGCAGCAGACACAACGGCAAATGCAAATAATGCAAATAATGCAAATAATGCAAATAATGCAAATAATGCAAATAATGCAAATAATGCAAATAATGCAAATAATGCAATCCCGCATGACAAATCGAAATATACGACTCAAGCTTATATTCAAGGTGCTACGCAATTTTGGATTAATCAACCTTCAGTTCTTTTAAATAGGGACGACATTTTAGATATTTGGCCAATGCCGCTCATGTCCATTGAGCAAAAATTGAATGCAATTACGAGGCTTGTTTTGTTGTTAACAGTTTTAGGATTTTTAATTACGAATAATATAAATATTGTTTTTACGGGATTGATTACTTTAGCTATATTTGTTATTTTATATAAAACTCAATATAATTTGAATTCTGCTGCGGCGGCATCTGCAGCGTCGTCAGATGCTTCTAATGCTTCTGGAAATGATTCAAAACAATCAGGAAAGGAGGGATTTGTAAATTCGCAAATGTACGACATGTTGAAACCGCATTTAACAACACCCACTCTTCAAAATCCAATGATGAATGTGTTGCTGCCTGAAATTTCTTATAATCCGACGCGCGACGAAGCGGCACCTGCATATAATCCAAAGGTTGAAAAAGAGATTAATCATTCAACAGAAGGATATGTCGTTTTAGATTTTGAACCAACAACCATCACAGAAGCTGAAAAATTACGGAAAAAGTTATTCGCAGATTTAGGAGATAAATACGAATTCGACGATTCGATGAGATCTTTTTACACGAATCCGAATACCACCATTCCTAACGATCAGAAAGGTTTTGCCGAATTTTGCTTTGGAGACATGATTTCGTGTAAACAGGGCAATGAAATGGCTTGTCAAAGGTTTAATCCGGTTTTAGGCGGTGTTTTGAACTAATTTTTGTTATTTTTGAATTTGTAATTTAATTTTAATTGTATACAACACATTATTCAATTACAATTTACAATTATAATAATGCATTTTTTTTATTATGTTTATATATACTATAAAAATAATAAAATGGCGACTGTGAAAGATTACGTCTTTGATAAAATGGCTAGAATCGGAAATGACACCTGCGGTTTGAGTCAGGCAAATGTTCAAAACATTAATGCGGGAAATTATATGGTGCAGAATTTTTTTGCATCCGATTGCACAATGGCTAGACCCATTGAGTTTGCAACCAGCCAGCCGGGAATATTTTTTGAAGGCGGTCACCAAGTCGGCGCCGGCGGGTGCAATATCGACATTAATTCGCAGCTATTAAACGGCAGCATCAATACGCATCCAAGATGCAAGATCTCATTAAACGAGAGACCTTTTATTACTGTTCCGTATTTAGGTCGCGGCGAATGCAATCCGCTTTTAGAGTCAAAATTAATTCAGGGCGACATGACCATAAATAAAAGGAGCGTGAATTTACTTTCGGAACAATGCTACTCTAATTATTTGAATTATCCGCTGATTCCGTCTATTGCATCCACCATATCCAATCCCTCCAATCTCGTTGAAGGTGTTGCAGCAGATGGGTGGGTGCGCGGAGGCATTCCATCGCGCGAAATGTCGCGTGAAAAGGCGTATGAGACCTGTAATTCTAGGGCGCAGAATTAAACAATCTTTATTTAATATTCAATATTCCATTCCATTATGTTAATATTTAATATTAAATTTTAACATAATTATGAAAATTAATATTTAATAATATATATAATAATAAAATGAATTTTGAAGTATTTATGAGTTTATCTTTATACGCGCATTTGGCAAATATAATGTTTGTATTATTAGCACTATATTTTGTTGTTGCTAATTTTTCATACATTGAAAACCTGTCTCCTGAAAAGAAAATATACATTGCATTGTTATTTTCAATAACTGCGGGCGTTCACGGGCTGTCTCATCTTGGTTTAGAAAACTTATATCAGTATAATCCGTTCGGTTTTATTATAAGGAGTGTGCATAATATGATGTAGGTAAATAAATATATAGAGATATAACTTTACAATATTCCATATTCCAATAAATCAAAAATAAAATGTATAACGTGGAGTTTGTTTGCACATATAAGATGATGGACACCGACGAAGATAAGGAAGATGTATATCGAATACAGTTTCTACAGGCATTTAATTTGAGAGAATATAATGACAATGTTATAAATAAAGAATTATCGACAATTTATAATAAAATAAAAGATTGTCCCCAGTATAAAGAAATATGCGAAGCCTGTTCACATAAGGAATATAATGGAATGATGATGTTAATGTGCTTGTTTTCATTTGATACATTTGATTTATTTCACAGATGTTTGATAGATTTTTTTACATACGACACCATTCTAGAAGAAACAAAAAAAAATATTATTGAAGCATTTTAATTTTATGTAAAATATAAAATATAAAATATAAAATAAAATAT